ATCAGTTTTTTGATTTGAAAAATATAAACCATCACTTCCAATTTTATTGTTTAATGAATTATGTACAGACACATTAAATGGATTGACAGAATAACTTCCAGATTCATCATTTGTTCTGTCTGCAATATAATCTTTAATCAAATTATATTGAGTTTTTGATTCGATAAATTTTTTCTTACCATCCTGAACTCTTAAAAGTTCCACAAAATCTGTATCATTAAGATCTGTTAGAAGTTTTTTGGAAAGAGTCAGAGTAATTTTTAGTCTATCTGCTCCAGGTGCGGCATAGTTTGAAAAACCTTTTGCATTATCATATAATGATGAGTCATCTTTTGCAGAAATGATGTCCTCATTAATTGATAATCCTATTCTATATGAAGGAAAATTTGTATATTCGTCTAATAAAATTGTTTGTTTTGAAACCTTTACAAAATGACCTCTAATAAAATAAATTCCATTATCTATAGAAGCTGATGATCCAATAAAAGTGGCATTTAAGTTAATCAGAGAAGCGAATGGAGTCCCTGCAGATATAGTAGTATTTCCATAAACAATATTCTCATCAGAAATCAAAGATTCTCCATCTTCAAACTGATTGAAAATAAATTCGTTATTTGAATCAATATATTTGACATAAATTGTAATATCACTAATATTATTATTTTCTTCTGGAAATGCAATATATTGAATAGTTGCTGTTGTACCAGAGTTTTGTCCTATTATTTTTTTGCCAATATAATTTCTAATATAAAGAGAAATATCTATTCCAAAATTTGAAGAATTTAATTTTACAGCGTAAAATTGCCTATCATAAGAAATTCCACCAGGAGATACTACAGATCCTTCTTTAAATATGTGACTGCCAAAACTTTCTACTTGATTTTGTAAAATAGATTGTAGTGTTGTTAGTTCTCTTGCTTGTACTGGAAATCCAGGTTTAAATAAAACCCTATAAAAATTATTATCAGAATTAAAATCATCATAATATGGGTTGATATTTAAATTTCTTTTTTGTGCCATTGGTTTTTAAAATTCCAGAATAATTTTAACGTCTTCTTTTTGTCTAGAGTCCCTACTTACAAGAGTTCTATTATCAATATAAATTATATCTCCTGTCTTTCTATTTATCTCTGGATTAGCAACACCATTTACAAAAGTTGCGCCTAAATTTATTCCATCAAAAATACTTGTTGGGGAAGAACTTCCAAAACTTGTGTCTATAGAAGCACTAAATGAGCTAGTTTTTCCAGTAATTGAACCGCTCATAAATGGTTGTAATTTTAGGTTAGAATTACTATCTGTAGAATCTTTTGAATTTGAAAATGATAGAGACCTATCTACATAATATTTTAAAACACCTGTATCTTTATCATACGATGCAACGTACCCAAGAATATTTGATGAAGATCCTTGAATCTTTTCTCCTATAATTGGAAATACTGGTCCAGAAATATTTATTTTTAAGGCATATAAAGAAGAAAATTGATTTTCATTAAATATAGAATTTCCACTATAACTTTGTGGATTTTTTATAATTCCTATTTGGGCAAATTTTGAACTTGTTGGGAAATCTCTAGTCGAATCATCAAATCTTGCATAAATCAGTATTCTATCTGCCCCCAATTCTCGGTAAACATCATATCCGTGTCCTTTTGATGGGGGTATGATTGGTATAAGTTTGGCAAATGTTGTTGGATTAATACCAGACTTTCTGACAGGATTTAAATCTAAAAATCCATATGTATAACCACTTCCACCGGAAACAACTTTTGCAGATTTTATTTTTCCTGTTCCATCAGTTTTAACAACTACTTTTGCGCCAGATCCATCTCCATTTATATTGCAGGTTTCTTCTTTATTGAGCGCATAACCTGCACCTCCATTTTGAATATAAACTTTTTTTATTTGATTTAAATTTACATCAGAATCACCAGATTCTCTAATAGTTTGTATTTGCGAATCTGTCGATGTACTCCAATTATTTGGAACAACGACATATTCTGTAGAATCAAATTTTATAATGTCTGATGGAGAAATTGAAAAAAGATACTTCCAAGTATATCCATCTGATAAAGTAGTGGGTTCTATGTCAGTAAATATTGGTTCTACTTCCGATACTTTTCCTTTTGGCAAATCTCCTGAAGAAACATTATCAATGCAAATATATACCCTATAATCACTATTTACTACATAAAAATTGCTATCATATAACCTCGGAAGACCTGAATTTGGTGTTGGATTTTTGCTACTGTAATCATGTCTATACATGTCATAGTTGGTATTCGCAGTCCAAGAAACTTTTCTAATTACTCTTCTAATATTAGATGATGTTATTTTCTTTCCAAAAAATGATGTTTCTTTATAGTGATTTAAATAATCTAAATTATCAATTGGATTTTTTTCAACATCATTTTCGTTATTCCATGTATCAGTTCTACCAAATCCAGTAATAGTAGGATTTGCTAATCCAGCAAAAACATAATATGAATTACTATCACTTAAAACAGAATTTATAAAGTTATCAGCATTTAATATCCTAAATTGATCCGTTACTACTGCTGCCATATTATTAGTTTTTTAAATATTTATAATCATTTGCCAAGAGCGCCAGTATATCTAACACCAAAAGATCCCCTTCTTTGAACGGATGGAAATGAAGATAATCCAGCATCAATAGTTAGACCAGTGACTCCTATAGAAATTTGAGATATTGTAACATTTGACATTCTTCCCCAAGAGAATCTTCCTACCGGATTCTCTATACTTCCTGTAGATGTAATACCAACAACTGAAGTATCTGGATGAATATAACATGTAACTATTCCAAGATTTCCTGTAATAGGTTGCCAATTTCCTATTGAATAATAAACATTGTCTATAAATGAAGTTCCTATACCAACTGTATTAATTCCAGTCACATCCATAGAAGTTACTCCATTACCAACTCTAGTATCAAAAATATAGATTGGAGTTCCAGTTATTATTGATTTTCCTGTATTATCAATAATATCATCATTATCCGAATATATGCTAAACTCAATTCCCAAATTAGATCCATTGGAAGTTGTTCCAATGCCTGTAATTATTCCGGAGAATCCAGTAATATTTGCTGTATTAATTCCAGTTATCATCTCATAATTTACATTTGGAGATGATACTAAAACCTTTGGTACAATTGAATTTGTATATCCGAAACCAGGATTAACAATACTTACAGAATTTACTGATCCTAATCCATTTATGGATGCAGTTGCCGTTGCAGTAGTTCCAATACCTATGCCTATGATAGGTGGAGCAGAAATTGATATTGTAGGTGTAGATGTATATCCAGATCCTCCATCAATAATATCAACTAAAATAGTTCCACCAACACCGACAGTTGCTGTAATTGCGGCAGAAACTGGATCCGAAGATCCCTGAGAAACTATCAACAAATCAAATAAATTTCCATCAGTATCTTCTTTAAAAAATTCTGCATTGTCTAAGAATATATCAGTGGAACTAGTATTCAGATCTTTTATAATTCTTGCAGAAGGATAAATTTGTGATTGAATAGATTCTCTAATTTTTGATTCAAACACTCCATTTATTTTTTGATCTCTCTTTTGTTTTATTAAGTTGATAGGTCTATATGAAGTGCTTATGCCTTGATTATAATAAGTATTTGTCTCAACTTTATCGGAATACCTCAAATCATATACAATTCTCTTATCTTGCTCTAAAATTTTATTGAAACCTGTAAGTTGAAGAGAATCTCCCACATGAATAAATTCTTTTATATCATCTTTATTGATAGTGTCTGAACCCTCTACTCCTTTATAGAAGAAAATATCAATATTATCTTCCGAACTCGGAGCCTCAAGAAAATCGAATGATGTTCCGCCATCAAATACGTAAGATTGTCCTGGTTTTTGTATTATTCCATTTATTATAATAAGCAAATGATTTGAAAAATCTATTTCTTTGCCATCCTTAGATTCAAAAGAACGTATCTGTTGATTATAATACAATGGGAAATTAGTTCTAGTACCATCTTGGTAATCTTTAATACTATCAATATAGTCAAAGTCTCCTAATTGCCATAGTGCAAAATCGTCACTGTAAACATCAAGAACCTCTAACGTAAATGGTTCTAAAGGTTCTGATAATCTTGCATCTGTTACTAATCCAACTAAAGTAAATTTATCACCTCTCTTGAATTCATACCCCTGTCTAGAAATATTAAAAGACTTAACTTCAAAATGAGTTGATCCAATACCAACAGTTGTAGAAGCTGCGCCAACTTCTACACTCACTTGAAGACCTCTTCCAGTATCTGTAGTAGATCCTACTCCTAATCTAGAAATTCCTATAGGATTTAGATTACCATACGATGGAGAATCGACAAATATTTGTGGGTTTGTATATCCAGAACCACCATCAGTCACATTAAATGTTAATGTTCCACCAACACCTACGGTTGCAGTAATTTCTGCAGTATCTCCAGTATGTCCCTCTTCAAAGACACTGACACCAATAGGAACTATTCCATTATATCCAGAACCAACAATATCTGTAGATCCAATACCGATACTATTTTGAATAACACCACCACTAACCACTGCTGTTACAGAAGCGCCTACAAGTGGTGCATAACCTAATCCACCCGTAGATCCTAATGATACAACAAGACCTCCTCTAGGGACCTCATTTCTATTAACATCAACTTCTGAAGAGAAGATACTTGTAGTATTTGGAACTGTTATACCACTGAATACAACCGTAGAAATTCCGGCAGTAGAATCACTGGTTATAATAAAATTATTTGATGGATTATTATCAGTTTCTGGTGTTTGGAATAAACCATTTAAGAACAGAAGTCCATTTTGATTTTGTCCATCTTCTGTTCCAAGTCCAACTGCAGTATTTGCGCCACCAACCGTTAATGTAAATGTTCTACCAATTCCCGTAAATTGATCCGAAATATCATCATAAATCTGATTACTTGAGTAATCACTTCTAAAGTAGACTCTACCAGTAAATTCAGATGTTGGTGTGTCAAGATTCATAATATTTTTATCTTCATTTGCATTACCTCTTGGAGCATCTGTAAAGAATATATCCGATCCAACAATATTGTAAGATCCTTTATATACAGTTGCAATTCCTGTAGTATCATTATGTGATGTTGATATGCTACCAAGAATTCCTCTCTCAACCTCAACTAATGCAGTTGTTCCAATACCTGTTATTGGTCCTACACTAGTTGTTCCAAATCCTACATTTACAACTTTCATGTACTCATCATCAATTCTAATAATACTATTTGCTGATATTGATGATATTCCACTCAAAGAGAACGTTGTTGCAGTTGTGCTAATTGATCCACCATTACCATCTAAAGGTTGATTGATTGGTGTAAAGATTAGTGGGTACTGTACAATATTATCTAATGTAATGACTGCCTTTTCATTTCTCTTTGCCATTTCAAATTGATGAGCATTACCTTCTCCCACACCAGTAAATGTAACCGCTGTTCCCGATCTTGTAGTTGAAATTTTGAATGAATTTTCATTTACAACAATAGCAAAAACATTAGATGGTAAAGTATCAACTATGCCTGCAGATGAATTTTCATATTGCATCGGAGTAGATCCAACACCAACAAAAGTTGATTTTGGAGTATAAATTAGTTCTTCATTATTTCTAAAGAAGTGATTATCAATAGAAAATACTCCGGTAGAAAGATTTACTGTAGTGGAATCTGAAGGATTAAAAGTTTTTGCGAATATAGGAGTTCCATCTGTCTTTAGTGTAAATTGCTTCTTATTTCCAATGTCTCCATTAATACCTGCATATGTAGATACATATGTAGATTCTTTCATATTACCATAAACTAAATCATTTGGAATATTTACATTATCAATATTCGTAAAGAATGCTTCATTATATGACTGAATATAAAGATTTTGTGGTGGTTGTAGGGTATCATCATAATCATTATATGCAGCAAATTTTAATTCAAAATTAGAACCAGAAAATTCAGTTGTAAAAGTACCTATACCAGCATAAACATAATCCTCAGCATCTGTAAAGAGGAATTCATTTGTTTGCATATACGTATTGGTAGAATCGTGTATAACTAATACCTGATAAAGTGCTACAGTATTCCCAACTGAAACCTGAACTAAAGACTTGACTGTGTTAAATTTTGATGAATCTAAAGAGTAAACGATTGGTTCTGCAGTATATCCAGCAGGAGGATCATCCAGTTTATTAGAAACCCAATTGGTAAAATACTTAACACTCTCTACAGAATTGTCATCATCACTTTGACCAGTAGTTCTAAATCTATGAGTTCCATTGCCTAAAGAAGTAGTTCCAATTCCAATAATTCTTGAATTAATTAGAATATCATTTGAAGATGAGTCATTAGTAAAGTTAAGACTTATCACTCCAGTATTTGTATCAATATCTGATCCAAATGATCCAATATTATTCCCACTAAATATTTTCCCAGTAGAATCATAATATGACTCTAACATATATGGCATTGATCCATCATGTGTGAGTTTAATATCAACAAAATTTAAATCTTTAGTTACAGTATCACGAACTTCGGCACTAAATGCGATAGATCCAGTAGTAGTGGTTGTAAAACCTATAATTGTAGTTGTTATTCCAGAAGATACTAAATGTGTAGAATTTGTGAGATTTACAAATCCAAATGTTGTAGTTGCTACTCCAACAATAGAATCAATATTTTCTTTTTCAATGACTTTTATATTATAATCCCTAGTATATGGATCAACTGGTTCAAATATTAGGAAATTTCTACCAAAATCATCAGTAATAACAGAAAACTGTCCATAATTATTTTCTGATGTATGAATCGAATCTTCGTCTATATTTGATAGTTCTCCTTTATTGAGAAGAGAAATATCATCTCCATTATTCAAAATAACTAAATCTGACAATTGAATTTGAGTATTATTGTTGTCAGTAACTCTTACTAATAGATTTTTATATCTATCATTTTCAGTAATTTGATAAATTTTTGCATACAAATCTGGATTATCTAAATCTTTTAAATTTGAAAACTCATTATTAATGTCATCAATAGAATATACTAAATTATCTTGAATTTGTGTATATGAAGATAATGTAATATTCTTAAACTTGATAAATTTGCTCCTATTTGATAATATTTCCAAATCCTTTGCAAAATCAAATTCATAAACAGTATCAACTCTATTATCACTAATCAAATCAATTATAGTGGTTGTTCCATCATCACTACCTATTCCAATTGATTTTGAAGAAATTATTTCAGTATCCGCAAAATTCTTCATTCCACTTGTATGTAATAAATCATTGATAGGTGTTTTTTGATTATCCCAAGTGATTGGACTCTTAATAGAATAAGATAATGTTTGATAATAATCATTATTAGAAGTTCTTTGTTGATTATCATTCAATAATCCAACAGAATCAAACCATCCAAGATTTTTTTTATTAGAATAATTCACATAAAATCTACCTTTATTAATATGAATTTTATCAATTACAGCTGAATTTTTAGATTGTTTTCCTAATAATAAATCAGATATTTTTAAATCATGTCTATAAGAACCGGATAGTTTTACAAAATTATCATAACCAGAAATAATAAATAAATCTTTTTCTAATCCATTTACAAGTAACTGCTCTCCGTCCATAAAATTTGATAGAGCAATTTTAACGTCAAATATTGGATAATCTGATTGTGGAATTATTGTAGCAAATGAATCCTGTATTGTTTTAGCAATACCAGTATTTGTGGTCAATCCAGAAATATTTAAAGTTACTTTGGATGGATTATCACTTGTCCCTGGAGTTCCTACGTAATTACTAACTTCAAAGAATTTATATCCATAATCCTCAGAATTAAATCCTGTTCCATCTGACCCATTTTTTATAATACCTTCTATAAAAACTTTTTGTCCTTGAACAAATGGAGATTCTGTAAATCCCAAAATAGGTGTTGTAATATGACAAGTGAATATTCCAGTAGAATCTGATTCTACCTTTGTAATACTAATTCCATTAGTATTATTTGTCGCAAATAAATTTACACCATTATCAGGCAATCCTTTCGGATATAAATCTATATCTATTTTTGAAATAGAAGAACCTACTAAAGTTGCTTTTAATAAACCAGTATCAATAACTTGATTAGTTTGAGAATCTGTAATTACTATGGATGGTGGAATAGAATATCCAATTCCACCATCTGTAACAGAAACGAATCCAATAGTATTTGAGTTTTTTGTTGTTATAATTGGTGCTACAAAAGCTGATGGATTCAATGTCGGATCTGATGGATATTGGAATATATTATTAACTACTCTAACTTCTTTAGAATTTCCAATTGTACTTGACTCTAAAGAAATATTTGCATTTTTGCCTTCACTGGTTTTAAATTTTAAAACTTTTGGTAGTTTTTTATATCCAGAACCTGTAGAAATAATCTTAATATTATCAATACCACCTTTTGAGTTCAATGAATTTGTTGAATACTCTAATATACTACACTCATTATTCGTATAAGAAGATCTTTCTGGGTTCTTATTCAAAACTATATTGAAATAAGTATTTCCGACTCCAGATATTTTGTAAGTTCCAGTATAAACACTATCAATGTATATGATTTCATTATAATTTATTACTGTATTATCAGATGTGCTAATATAACCAGATTTTTCTAAATTATAATAAAGTTTTGTAGGAAGTTTAGCATTATAAAGCGTAGTTAAAGTTGCTCCAGAATTTCCAGGAGTTCCTAAACCAATTACATTAAAATTATTTGATGAACCAGTTGATACAAATTCATTCTTAAATTCATTGTCGGTATATATTTTTAAATTATAACCTAATAAAGAAGAATCTGAAAGATCAAAAACTAAATTATTTCCTTTAACTATTGTTATTTGCGAATTTATGAGAGAGATATTTTGATTTTCGCCACCAGTAGATCCAATAGCAATGATTGATGGTGGATTTAATTGCGTATCATAATATGTTTTTGATAATTGGAAAGTATCATCATCAACTTTATATACATAATAATCCGAATTATTTAATCCTAATGGAAGTACATTGGAAGAGTATTTAATTTTATCGCCTGTCTTAAAATTATGAGAATTAATAACAATAGTACTATTTGAAGTATTGATACCAGTAGAATTAAATCCTAAATTGTTTATTAATAGTTTTTCAGTATTTGTATCTCTAATCAATCTAATCGATGTAGAATTTCCAATGCCAGAATTTAGATTTGATTGTAAAGATAAATTGATAGTATCACCATTAGACAGATAATGTGAAGTAGAAACTGAAACTTTGGTATTTACTTTTTTGATGTTTCCAATTACCTGAATTACATTACTTTCAAGTAAGTATTCATCACTATCGAGACCTCCTCCACGGAAAAATATTTTATTAGAGTCGATAGTTGTCTTTATTCCAATCAGATCTTTTCCTATATTTGAAACATAAACATTCGTTGTAAGACCTGACTGCGGAAGATTGAATGTTGGTCCATCACTAGAAGTTGATATTGAAATTGCCCCTCCGCTAGGAACTGTTAGTGTAATTAATTCATTATTTGCGAAAGAATGATTCTTAATATAAATTGACTGTGAAGGAATTTCTCTTGTTAAAGATGATATTCCAAATGAGAAAGTTACTGAAGTAGATACGCCTACTTCCGTTCCAAATCCAATAGATTTTGTTGGATTAAAATATTCTTTATTATTGGGATATGAATTAAAATAATTAGATTCTACTGGTATAGTAAAAGAATCTGGGATAAAGTTTATTAAGGCTCCGGTTGAGTGACCTACATTAATATCTCCTCTTTTAACTGTCAATATTTTTTCTTTTTTAAAAATATTTAAAATCTTTAGTGTTTCTGATCCAATAATTGCACTACTTCCAATAGATATTGGAGGAATCTCGGAAACATATATTTCTGTAGATCCTATACTCGATACGGATGGAATATTGAATGTTAAACTTGATGTATATGAAGATACACCTATATTAAATGATCCATTTAATGATGAATCTGTGCTAAATCCGGATATAGTTACACTATCTCCATCAACAAAATTATGATACGGAAATACATTTACTTGTACTTCATTTAAATTGTTCCAAACAAAAACTCCACTTTCATTTTGAGTTGTAGTCTCTACGGAAACAATATCTTTTCCTTTTATGGAAGATATTTTTGCAGACAATCCACTACCACTTGTTCCTGTATTGTCAATTTCTAACGTATCATTAACTTTATAATCAGTTCCAGAATAAACAATATTAATTTTATTTACTGAACCTTCACTTACTGATTCTATGATAGATTTTTGATTTGATAATTCTACCGAATCTTCAACAAAGTCATAATCAGAAGTTCTATCCGACATATTGTACGGAAATGTGTTTCTAATCAAATTTGATGCTCTAAAGTCAAATGATTGATTAATTGTAGAGTTTTCTGAAATATAGTCGGATCTATACTTATTCCCTATAAAATATGGAAATATTGGATTCAAATATTCGTCGATAGTTGCATAGTACGCATAAATCCCGTCAGGAAATTCGTCTGTTTTTGCAAATCTTCCATTATATTCATCTAAATGACAATCAGATGGATTTGTAAATACATAATCTTCAACAAACATTCCAGATCCAAAATCATTAATAGAAGGTCTATCAATAATATTTGTTATATCGAGAGTATATCCAGTTTTTAATCTAGTTACATCGGACCTTATTCCTGGATTATTATATCCATATGGTCCATATATTGGATTTCCATCATATGCCCATCCAATAATGGGGGAATGCTTAGAACTATTATCTATATTTAAATAATCTAATGAATAACCAACAATTGAATATTGCAAATTATTGTCCGTTGCCATAACTATATCATTTTGTCCAAATCTCATCCTATTATTGATAGTCAAAGATCTTACATTAGAATCGATGATAGCATTTGAACCTGAAGAAATTACTTTAATTGATGTTGATGTTGAAGAATAACCAATTCCGGCAGATATTATTTTTACATCTGAAATTTTTCCATTATCAATAATTGCCCTCAATTTTGCACCAGATCCTGTGCCAGAAGAATCTATTACATCTAAAGTGGGAACTGAATAAAATTCTCTTCCACCATATTCAATACTTACAGAATTAATTTGACCATTTATAATATTTGGCACAAGTTTTGCATCAATGCCTGTTTTGATTGTTATAGTAGGTGTCTTTTCTAAATTTATAATCGAGGATCCATATCCTGTTCCTTCCTCATACAAGTATGCATCTATGATACTTCCACTAATTGAAGGAGTAAGATTAATAATTCTCTCTTGTGTTGTAGTGCCTAATCCAACATTGGTATAAACCAATGATGCAGTAATATTTGGATACTTAAAATATTGATAACCAGTACCAGTAGATTCTAATTTAATATATTCTTTTCTCTTAAAATTAGAAGTTATTGTTCCTCCAATGCCTGCGTCACACAATCTAAAAGTATTATGATCTTGTTTTAAAATAAAATATTGATTTGTGGTAGTTAATCCGCTTATAGGAGAAGTTTCATAATCATATTCAATTAGATCACCATTATTAAAATTATGATTCTTAAAGTAAACTGTATCATAAGAAGTTGATATGCCAGATGGTTTGACAATTAACTTTCTATTTGTATATCCACTTCCATTTTTTATAACTTTAATTTCAGATACTGTGTTTTTTATCGATGATGTTGTGAATTTATGAATTCCTGATGTATTTGCTGTAATAAATCCTACAGTATTAATTCCACTTATGTAATCTGATTTAGTTTCAAATAACTGAATTGCCTTATTATTGAGAATGTGGGCAAAATATTTGGAATTATTTGATAAAGTTAGAGTGGATGATTCTAAAGTACCTATACCAAGAGATGTATTTCCAGAATTATTGTAAATAATTTCTTCACCACTACTAAAATTATGGTTGTCAATAAAAGTTAAAGTATTACCTACTGTATTAATTCCTCCACCATTTTCAACTGTTCTCGCATCAAAAAATACTGATCTATTTCTTTTTGATACTACTGCTTCTAAAACAGCACCAGATCCATTTCCTCCCTTCAATGATACCGAAATAACTTTATCTATTTCAAAATCTTGAGAATCTACAAATACTTCTTTTACTGAACCACTAATAACTGGTTGTACTAAAGCAGTATTTCCAACTCCTCCCAATATTGAAATCTTGGGCAAATTAATTACATCATAATTTGTTCCGGAATTTAAAACTTTAACAGATTCTAGAGGACCATAATACACTTTATCATTAGACTTATAATTTGTAATTTCAACACCATTTATGAGCATTCCAATAGAACCAATTTCTGTTTCTTGGTTACTAGAATTTTTTATATTTGGATTTAATATAAATTTTTTCAGTAATTTTTGCGGACTTATATAATTATCTTTTTGTTTTGTTAGTGTAAAGACATCTTCAGAATTCGGTTGTTGTCCAGAAGACTTTCTCATTTTAACATAATTATTTGTACCAATAAGAGAATTAGAAGTATAGAGTCTCATTTTATTTGAGTCTTTTAAAACTTCAACAAAATAATTTCCTGTCGATAATCCTATTATTGGATTGCCAGAAGGTTGATATGTAATTTGATCTCCACTTAAGAATGGAATATTATTTTCATTAGATAATGAAGCATAATATTCATTTTCCAATTCATCAATTAAGGATAGATTATTAATTGATTTTACTGATATTGATGGTTGATATTCATAAGAATATATTCCATCTCCTACAGTTCCAGATGGTAAAGAATTTGAAGCAACATACATGTATTCATTGCCGTCACTATAGACATTTTGAATGTCTGATACTGCCTTAGATTGATATTGCACACCAGAAATAATTGGGTTTCTGATTTTTCTTCTCAATCCATAGTTAATGTTGCTATCATATTGAATTGATGGGTTAAATCCTCCAATATCGACAGTATATGCCCCATAGGAAATTTCATTCTCAACATAACCTGTGGCAATTACAATATTTTTTACTTTATCAACAATTTCTAAAGGATCGCCTTTTTTTAAATTGGATTTATCTACAGGACTTGTTAATTTAAATTGAGATCCAGTAAAAGTTTCTACATTAAAAGTAGAACTTGTATTATAAATCCATGAATTTGCAAAAATTTCTTTTTTAGTGGGATTAGATCTTGGATTTCTTATCAATTCGCCCAAAGAATCTACAAAAATTTCATCTTGTTCATCAACTTTAAAAATATCAGAAGTTTGAATAAAATCTGATAATGAACCGGAAATTGAAAATTCTACCTTTTTTGTAATATCACCATTTTCATATCCATAATAAGTGTCATTGGATATTATATCTGATTTTATTTGTATAGGAGTAGTTATATTACTACAACCAAAAAATTGATTTATACTTTTACTTGAATATGTAATTTTATTTGATCCTGAAAAAATAGTTCCACTTTCTGGAAAACCTATAGTAGAATCTACCGTAATTACAGTATCTGATATATCTACATATTCCAATACTTTTGTTTTTGGAGTTATTGAAAACTCTCCCTGAATATTTGGAGAATCAGTATATCCAATAAACAAAGAAATTTTAAAATATTCGACACCATTCCTATTAAAAGGTTCAATCTCTGAAACAGATGCACTAACTGAAGAATCCAAAGATCTGTATATATTTTGTCCTTCTAAATTTAAAGGATTTGAAGAACTAGTTATAATATCAGCGAGTACAATTTCTCTTCTTATATAATTTGCACTAGATGGTTTTAATAAATAATTTTCTAAATTTATTACCTTAGGTGTTACTCCATATAAAACATTAAAAAGAATTCTAAAAGATTCATTTGTACCTTTTGATTCATAAAAACCTCTTGCTTGTTTTATGAAATTTCCAATATTAACATTATTTGCGAATGAAAGCTCTTCAAATCCTGGTAAAAATGTTTTCTTTATTTTTGCAAAAAATTCTTTAAGAAATAATGAACTTAAATTCTCTACAAAAGCATTTGCACTATGAGTAGATGCACTAGTCGTGTTAAAAACTAATTCCTCTCTATTTAAATCTTGCTTATATCTCTCAATTCCGCTAAATCCACGAATACATCCTAAGAAAGAATTTTCTGTTTTTTCTGTATATGTAATAATTTCATTATCAATCTTTAACAGACCATATTTGTTAGGAAATCCTTTTGTATTTGGAGAAACAATAATTGTAGTATCATTTGTACCAATATTTTCTACTAGAATATTTGAACCAGTTGTTATTTCTGGTATTAAATTGTCTGGTTTTAAATATTGATCTAAATTTTCGACAATATCAATGGGACCACCTTGATATTCTTGCGAAATATAATATTGTTCTAAAAATTTAGAAGCGTTTGGACTTTCGTCCAATAAAAAACTTGGAAGTTGATTTTCAACAACTTCTTGTACTTTTACTCTTGATTCAAACCCGTTTCTTATCATATTACTCTCTTATTAAATTTCCGTTTGAATAACTTGACGTATAGAAATCTTTAACAAATAATGTTCCAGAAATTTCATCTCCGGATGCAATTACATCCCTTACCATATTTATTGTACTTTTTGAAATATCAAAACTAATATAAAGGTCATTCAATCCAATAACATCATTTGATTCGGGATATGCCTGAATTTCAATTACTTGACTACTTCTTAATGTGGATGTAATATTTACCGTATTTAAAATTATTTCTCCTTTTTCATAATTGACAGTTCCTGCAGATTTAACAATTACCCTGTTGACATTATTTTCTAGCGGTTTTACTATTGATATAGTTCCAGTTTTCCTATCCGAATTTGGAATATCGGTCAAATATACCACATCTGCTTCTCCAGAAATCTTAAATCCGGTAGATTTAATATTATATCCTTTTGGATCTACATGAAATTGATTGCCAAAACATAATTCGTATTGTGCAAATTGATTCAATGCAGGTTTTAAATCTCTTCGTATTCTTATTTTAGTGATATTTGAAGTTATTGAACTGTCCGTATTATCAATAACTTGTAATAACTTACTATATTTCAATCTTCCTCCAAACTTATTCAAATCAAGTGATTCTGAATATTTTGTAAGAGAATTCACTACTTTTGTCTTTAATGAATTTTCTGTTGATATTTGCGAATAATTAAAATAAATCGAAGAATCAATTTCTACATAAAGTAATTTCAAGTCTATAATTTTTTGATTAATTCCAGATATACTATATTGTTTAAGTTGCGATAATATTCTTTGTTTTGTAAAATCTGATATAAACGTTCCATTTTTTGGTTTAATACTAATAGAAACAGTGCCAAATTCAGGTGGATCTAATTCTTCTCCACCAATAACTGAAACGGATTCTGTATCTGGGTAAATATTTTTGATAATAGATTCATAATCTCTTGCAGTAACTGCTCTGTATTGTGAAGAATATAATCTTGGCGCAAAATATTTAATTGAATTGATTGATTCAGAATCAGATCCATTTTTTGCATTAGATTCTGTTATTATACTAACGTTTCCTGAAGATATGAATATAAAATTTTGAATATCTGTATTATCAGTTATGACGCCAGAAAATGAAAATACATCTATAGAACCATCATTTCCACCTGCGCCATTTCCTTCTTTTCCATCAGTTACAATGTAATTTACAGTTATAATTGCTCCATTTTGCAATTTTTTGCCTATAAATCCATCTCCAAATAATAATTCGTATTTTTCATCTTGAATTTCTTGAATTAAATATATTTCCGAAGAAGAATTTATATTGAATATATTGTTTACTAAGGTATATTCTGATCCAAGAACACCTTCCTCATTACTAACATATACAGAAATAGTTGAAGTATCAATATATGAATTATCTAAAATAAATCTTTGGTCAAGTGATGCATCAACAACGAATGTTTTTTGAAGAAATGTTCCCTGATAAACCTCTACATTTCTAAATGATGCTGTACCATTATTTACTGGCGCCTGAACGTTGTTTGGCGACGCAAACGTATAGTTGCTATCATTTGCATCTGCGGTGCATACAAGACCTCTACGAAGCACTACAGAACTATAATCGGATGATATGTTATTTACATCGAAAGATATTTCGGCCTTTGCCGCTCTTCTGGAGCGAGGAACATAACCAATATTTCTTGCAAGGGAAACAACATTTTCACGAAGAGTTGCCGAATCCAGAAAGGATTCGTTTACAATCATATTCGAATTAAATGCGGTAATATAGGTATTATATGCTAATGTATCAATTAAAATCGAAAAATTAGACCCTTCAAAGTCAAAATCCGTAAATGTTGAATTAGCACGTAGATAATCTTTAATTGATACCTTTATTTGATCGAAATCTAGGTTTGTAAATTTAGTAAATGGCATATTATCTCGTCGCCGTTAAGAGAAAAGTATATTCTTGGGTCGGAATTTCTTGTCCAATGATGTCAAATATGACTGTAACATCAAATGAGTTTTGATCTGGATTTGGATTTACAATAACTTGCAAATTATCCACTCTTGGTTCAAAATTTTCAATTGATGTTTGAATTTGATCTTGTATTATTGCTGCAGTACCAAAATCAACAAATTCAAATAAACTATCTCTTACATCAGAACCTAAAGACGAATTAAAAAATCTTTCTGTAGGGATAGTTTCTACAATATTTCTTACAGATCTGCGAATTGCATTCTCATTTTTTAATATCTGAAGATCATTTGTCACAGGATGAGGCACAAAAGACAAACTAATGTCCTTAAATGCTCTTGATATCCTTTTAATTGCCATTGGACAAGAGATTTTTTATTTATTTATCATCATTCGTGCCATCTTTCGACAAAATCATCAAACCCATTTGCACCACCACAGGGTCTTGAAAGGCGATTTTCTGGAATATGATACTTATTATCTAAATCATCGTGCATAACCTCTTGCAAAACTTGTTTTGAAGGTAATGAATCATAATCTGTAACCAATTTTGTGGTTCCCCACATCTCTCTCATGTAGTTTTTGTTCCTATCGACTGGTAAATTTGACATTTTAGCTCCTGATTTGTGAAAATCAGAACTTTTAAAGGGGTTGCTATCCCTAAAAATTATTTATTTTATCCAAAAACCTTTGCGATAATAATCAGAATCACTTATATATTGGTA